AACTGGACTATCAGGCTGACACAGTGGTAGCAATGAAGCAGGCGCTTACCAAGCAACTGCGTGACCATGTGTTGGACTGCGTAGATCACGATAAGTTCAGGGCTACTGTTGCTAAGTTCAATGCATCAGCAGAGGATATGACTGCCGAACATGAGCCTGAAGATGCAATCGAAAGTGTAGGCAAGAAGTTCAGCCTGAGTGAGGCCGAAGTCAAGCAAGCCAAGCGTTCACTGCTTGAGGACGGTGACTACTCACGTTGGGGTTTCGCCAACGCAATCACCAACATTGCACACAAGTCGGAAGACTATGATAGAGCCACAGATTTACAGGAGTTAGGTGGTAACATCATCAATCTGAATCCACGCGAGTGGAAACGAGTCGCACTAGCGGCATAACCAACCTAACAGAGGGGGGGGTTCGCTCCCCCCAATGTTAATTATTAACACGGAGAAACTAATGTCCGAAGCAACAACAATCATTATCGTGAATGACGATGCAAGAGCCGAGTTCGGTATGCTTACACAAGATGCCGAAGGCGACTACACAACTGCAACTTTCGATAGTCTGGAAGGCGCTCACTTCTTTATCAAGGAGTGCCTCACTGCTGTCGATGGTATCGGCCTGTGTTGGTCACTCAAATCCTTTCCTCGTACTGGTCACCAAGTGGTCTACCACTACAAGACATACGAAAAGAAACTTGGTAAGTGGTTTCCTATTGGAGATGAAAATGAAGAAACGCATTCACGTTAACCGTCACAACATTGCATGGAATAAGAAACATGCAACCAAGTGGGACGATGAACGTCCTCCATTCACTGTTAAAACTTACAAGAGAAACTACCGTTCGTTCTATGTTGAGACACTCGGTAAGGTTGAACTTGTATACAATCCTGACAAGCCATTGTCCTGTGGTGCTGTGGCTTGGATGGAAACAGACGATGATGTTATTGTCTGGTATGATGGTCATCGTAAGATCACTATCTAATCAACACCACAACACATAGGAGATTAACTATGGACTTAGTAGTAGCACCCCGCATTGCTGACATGCCCTCCGAAGGCATCGCAATCTACGACAACGATTCTCCCGGCCCTCCTCTCTTGGTCATCTCTGAAGAGTATGTTATGGAAGACCTGAAGAAGCAACTGGAACGTTGGATTATGTGGTCAAACGTAGCCAAGAATGTCGTTGATCCAAACGAGGATCAGATGCCTGAGTCATACGGAGGTAGCAAGTAATGGGTGTAGCAGAAATAAGTTTAAAATTTTGGGAGAACCAACGTAAGAGAGCAAAACAAAACAGGAGAAACGTTATGAAATACGATCCTTATTCGCTTGAATCTTGGGACATCGAAGGACATGGCACTGTCCATGTAGACGATGAATTCTTTGATGACCATGAGAGAGTTCTCACTTGGTATAGACTGAACGAGATAACTTTGGAGCCTGTATCTAATGATGATAAGGAAACTAAGTTAGAGCCTGTGTTCTGGTTGTCTAACAAAGAGAACTTTCTGGAGTTATCAGAGAGCGAGATGATACCCTACCTAGAGCATCACTACCAAGGTAACTATCGGTATCGCCCTAACGAAAAGTAGTTGTATAGCCTGAGTATGCTTCTGAACTGCTCAACTTTAAACGGAGAAAGAAATGGATAACAATATCCTTAGTGTTTTAATTGCTGTGTTCAAGTTCATCGAAGCCAACGAGATCAAGACTGTTGCTGACCTTGAAGGTAAGATGCTGTCATCAGGATCAGAGTGCCACACTCAACTACCAAATGTGTTGTGGTTTGGTATCAGTGAGGAATCTCTTGGTCGTTACCTAAATGATAACGAGATTGAGACTCAGTTGGAGTGGGACAACCACGCTGATGAGGTTAGCAAGTGTCTGATGTACGATGACATTGATAACTTCTCAGACATTCGTGATGCACTGGATAAGATCGAGGAGTACAAGTCCTCTCTCAATTCTATCTATCACAGTATGGATGATCTGGTTTCAACTGCTGAAGATATCAGGAGCAAGGCAGATATCTAACATGTTAATTATTAACAACGGAGAATCTTATGCAAACAAAACAACAAGTAGTTAGCGCACTCAATGAGATCACAGGTGGTCTGTCACAGACTACCAAGATGCCTGAGAGTTCCTTCTCTACACCTGCCAAGCATTGCAAGGTAGGTAGCAAACTTAGGGAAGTCGAAGGCTCTGTGTGTAACAAGTGCTATGCCATGAAAGGCAACTACAATTATCCCAATGTCATGAAAGCACAACAGAAACGATACGAGAAACTGTATCATCCTATGTGGGTTACAGCCATGACCATGCTTATCTCTATCAAGGTTAAGCGCAGGTTCCGGTGGTTCGACAGCGGTGACATCGACAGTCTGCAACAACTGCGGAATATCGTTGCTGTTTGTGTGCTTACTCCAGATGTACAGCACTGGCTCGTTACCAAGGAGAAGCGCACGGTGCGTCAGTTCCTTGACGAGGGTGGTATAGTTCCAGATAACCTAGTAATCCAGATGTCTGGTTACATGGTAGATGGAGACATAGTGAAGGGGTTCGATGACTGCAAGCAGATCACCCATCACTTAGTGCATTCCGACAGAGACAAGGCGCTCGGTTATATATGCCCTGTCGAAGACGGTAAGGGGTTCTCATCATGCGAAGAATCAAACTGCTTTGCATGTTGGGATCGTGATGTTAACATTGTAACAAGTGGACTACACTAGGAGTAACCAATGAATGAACCATAAGAGATTGAAGCCACGCCCCACATACCCAATCAAAAGATCAGGTGTGAGGCGCATGGTTTCACGTACATCCATACGCAAGTATGGAAAGGATGCAACTAAATTAGAAACACAGGAGTATGTAATTGAAAGGAACAAGAGTAACTCTCAAATGCAACCGAACCGGAGCGGTCATGTCTGGCAAGGTGATTGCACACAGGAAGGCGAACATACCCAAGGAGTCTCAGGGACTATACCTAGAGTTGTCCCCAGATAAATGGAGATGGTTCAACCTTTCTGAATGGAAGCAGTTATGAAAACGATAGACTCACAACGTTCACGTGTGTACGCTTGGGAAAAGAAGTTCTATTCGATGAAGCGAAA